GGAGCGCAGCGACCACGGGGAGCGCAGCGACCACGGGGAGCGCAGCGACCACGGGGAGCGCAGCGACCACGGGGAGCGCAGCGACCACGGGGAGAGCCGGTCTCGGACGACATGTCGTCTCGGACGGGATCCGTCAACTTTTTTAAAAAAAATTATTTTCAGACTTTTAAAATTTTCCTACGGCATCCGACCGAGTACGAAGTACTCGCGGCGACTACGACCGGTGCCCAAACACGATACCCCCACCGCCAAGGGCGAGAAAAGTTGCAACGCGATGGTGGTAGACAACCACGAGTACTATCAAACTAGAGAGCGCAGCGACCACGAGAGACCGCGGGGGGAAACCGTTTCGGACCGCTAGTCTTTTTAAGGTTTACTAGAACCTTAAAAAGACGACAAAGTAACGAGACCAGACTATCAGACTGGGGAGCGACACTCCCCGATCGTAAGAATCCACTAGCAAAATCGGACGGCAAGGGTATACATCACGGTTCTTTTACAACTTTTCAAGTTAATGGTATAATGAACCATAACTTTGGTAAAACGGCCAAAATCCACTAGCAAACTGTTATGGTGCTTTTAACCATAAACTTTAAAACTTGTAATTTTTGGTTACCGTCACCTCTCACAAAAAGTCTTCAATCTTCAAGTTGTTGATCAAACTTATTTGAGTGTGCAAGTCGTCAGTCCTGTTCAATTGGTCGATTATCTCGGTGTCGGTCAGTTCGAAAGAGGACGTTGTCTTGTCTACGCAATCAAACAAGACTACAGCGTCATCTTTTTGGAATTTAAAAGGCTTATCGGGAACCACAATCTCTTCTAAAGCCTTGAATATGGTCCAAGAGTCCAGGTGAGAAAAATTAAAATTTTTCTGGTACAACTCGCATTCTTTGGTGCAAATCGACTCTACAAAGAAAGACATGTCGACAATGGACACCATGAGACCCGAAGAGTCGAGATCGTCAATGTTTACAAATTCGCCGTACTCGTCCAAAATTTCAAACAGTCTTAGTCGAAATTGTTTATCAATCACAGGCGATGCGTCCACGTTCGACTCGGTATCAATTATGAGCTGGTTGATGACCGTGACAATCGCCTTGAAAATGTTGAGTTTGTCGTCCGGAGACGTGAACCAGTGGTCAATTTTAGACCACTCTCGCGTAAATCGGCGAAACACGTCCGTCAGAGTACTCGTGTCAAAATCTTTGTAAGTAAAGGGGGTCTTGATCAGTACACCCAACAACTCGATCACGTCTTCCAACTCTCGACTCATAAAGTCGTCTTCCAGTATGTCGCACTCGTCAAACGTGGCGCTCAGCAACGTGCAAATTTTTCTAGAGCAACTGGGAAAATTGGACTTGAACCACCCTGTTTTTTTGTCTATCTTGAAATTAAGATGTTTAGACTTTAAAAAGTAATTGTATGTCAACTTTTTTAGTACTTCGGGACAACCGCGAACGTTGCTCAATCTGACCATCAAAGTTCTAAAGTCTACTATTTCGTCAAACATGTAGGGGGTGTACCCCTTGTTGGTAAAATACAGACTGTTGTTGTAACTGGTAGAGTCCAACCCTTTTGAGTACGCCGACCCGTAATCAAAAATCACGGGAAAGTACCCTCCGCAATACACTAGTCTGTCCATAATGGCACCTTTGTAGGAGAATTTGTACCAGAAAAATGTCCTGGCAGCGCAAGTCCTCAGAAGGACATTTTCCAAGTGAAGATCGTAGTGGCAAAAATTTTTCTCTTGTTGAGCTATAAACAACCCTAAAATAAGTTGATGTATCAAGGTGTCAGTATACCCTTTGAAACTGCGTTTCTCAATATACTTTAACAACGTCAACTTTGACGGTATGTACTCGATGATGCTAACGTCTCTGAAGCAGTTGTGGTTCTGGAAAGGGTTAAATTTTTCACAAAGTTTTCCAAAGTACTTTTCCTCCGGCACAAAACACTTGACGTTTTTATGGACTTCTATCACCTTATTGAAATGTGGAAGAAACGAGGTCAACTCTTCCATATCTTTGGAAACTTTTAGTTCGTGGTCAGACAGACTATTAACTTCCTTGCATATTTTGAAAACGTACGTGGTCACTTCAGGTTCGTCGCAAAGGTACAAGTAGTCGGTCGCTAACCCTCCAAGCGTGGTATTATTCAGCTTTAAAATTTTTTTTCCTTCCCTAAAAGGTCTCAACAACCCTACAATGCCCTGAGACGTGTTCTCGGCAAAAGTTTTGAAATGTTGAAGGTCCATGTTTATTTTAACGTTACCGCTCCGAAATTTTTAGAAAGATGTACAACTGTGGTACCGACAACACGTTTGTATGGGTAACCTCGGAGCCCGTATCCCCACAGTTCTTGGGTCACTCGATCAGTCACATGTGAGTTCACTGCATCTGAGGTATTTTTGGTAAAATAAAAATAATAAAGATGAGTACAAACAAACAAGGACAAGACAAGCGTAGCTGGGTTTACTCGGCAACGCCCCATGACGAACCCGAGAACTTTAAGACGGTCTTGAAAAATTCTAGATTCGTGCAAGTTCACGTGAAGAAGCTGTTTTACATAAATTGGCTTCTCAACTTGGCGACTACGGTAGCCTTAATATTCATTTACATTTACATGAACACTACCTACCATACACCTGTCTATGTGATAATTAATGGAGTAAACAAAACCACGACCGACGCTAGTACCCCAATGACTACCCCAGTGACTACTTTGGTTGACAACAAGCGTATAATCACTATCGAGCTGAATACTGTCGAAGACCAACAAACCTCCAGGGATGACTATTCAAAATTCCTCGCCCTCAAATATCCCCATTTGGTCCTCCGAGAGGATGATGGTAGCGACGAGGAATATCCAGACAGCGAGACTGGCTCGACTCCATTGATTAGCTCTACGATTCGAAAGATTCTCTCGACCGCGGCGCCTACTACCACCTCTACAACGGCGCCTACTACCACCTCTACAACGGCGCCTACTACCACCTCTACAACGGCGCCTAGTACAACAACTTCGACCGCGGCGCCTAGTACAACAACCACAACCTCGACCGCAGCGGCGCCTACTACCGCCTCTACAACGGCGCCTAGTACAACAACCACAACCTCGACCGCGGCGGCGCCTACTACCGCCTCTGCAGCGCCTAGTACCGAAGCAGCGTCTAGCACCACAACCTCGACAACGGCTGCTCCTAGCACCACAACCTCGACAACGGCTGCTCCTAGCACCACAACCTCGACAACGGCTGCTCCTAGTACCGAAGAGGCTCCTACTACCATCGCAGTCTTTTCAAACGACGACACCCCCGACTCTACGGCACCGACTCAAGTCGAGCGTGTACATCATCGAAGCCGTAGATGGGTTCCGGCTGATATAGTCGTACCCACTCCTCCTTCGGTGCCTCGTCCCGGAGACGTGGTGATTTCGGGAGGCACAATCATATACATGTCGTCTGCCGACGACTCTACGGGCTCTGAACCCCCCACACCTGCTCCAGTCGACGACAGCGTACAACGACGTCGTAGGTGGGTTCCGGAAGACGATCTGCCTGGGGCGGTACCAAGTACGGACGGAGGAAAAGACGTGGTGATTTCGGGTGGAACAGTATACGTGAGCGGCAGCAAGGGTACCGTAGTTATTACAGGTAACAGTCTCGTCGACGGCAAGTACATCTAATTTGTCCAACTTTTAGGGGACACAGTGTCTTGATTTTTTAATCCTCCGAAAGGATTAAAAAATAATACCCAGATTTTTAAAGTACCGGAAAACCTAAGGCTCCACCGCTGATTCGAACAATGTTGTTGTTCAAGGCTACTACCACGAATTCGTAAGATTGTGGGTAGTTGGCACCAGCTACGGCACTAGAGCCGGCGGCGGCTTCTACGGCGACCGGGCTAGCTTTTGGTATGATCGACACGTTGGTCAACTTGCCGTAGTTTGTGCTTCCCATGGGATCTAGGTCGAAAAACTTTAGAGAATACGAGTACATGTGGTATCCGATGAAAGAAGGTATAGTCGGAGCATGATAATACGGATTGACCAACGAAAAGTAGTCCGACCCCATAGAACCTAGTCTGTTGGTGTTTTCGTAAATGAGGGTAGTGTCTGATATGGGGTCAAAGGACCCAACCGGTTCGTAATTGACTGACGAACCCGCCACTACGGGAGACGAAGTGGCGTAGTTGGACCATTCGGCCGGGCTAGTTTTGTTTCGGACGGCAAAGAACAACGCCTTGATGGCGTGAGAAAACCGAATGTCAAAAGTGGGCATCTCGTTGGTAAGCGGGGTGTAATTTTGACGGGAAGCGGTCTGTACTTGCTCAATCAAAATGTCTCGGACGCTGCATCCCATACGACGTCTTTCCTCGTTTGAAACGATGGCGTAGTTGGCCCAGACTTGAGCCCCTCCGAGAACTGGAGCGTTTTGGATATGAGTACCCACCACAACAGGGATGTAAGGATTGTTTGTAGTGGTTCCGGCAATAGGGGTGTTTGTGGTCAATACCAGCAGACTGGTCCAATCTCTAAAGCTAAAGTTGATCTGCATCTCGTTGTACGGTAGTGCAGCTGTGGGCAAAGCTACTCCAGAATCTCGAGAGAAGAAGAAGGGTAACGGCAAGTTTAAATTGATACCCTTGGCCGTTCCTAGTACGGCGCCGGTTCCGGTAGTGGTAGCGTTTGAAACCGGGTTGATCAAAGTGCTAATGTTACCAATCATGTTGTCGTAACCGTTGCGTTTGCTAGCCGGCACGGTGAACGCTGACCAAAAATCGAGGTGATAGTTGTCGAATCTTGCAGCCACCAAATCGTTGAAAGTTATGGTCACTTCGCGGATCAAGTTGTGCATCAAGTTCTTCGTCCATCTCAAGGAATAGGTGTTGGCAAGACTGCCCACTAGAGTGACTTGCGGGATGTTGACTCTCAACCACGTATTAAGCAAATAATCACCGGCCCTCGAAATGGACACTGACCAATCTTGACCGAACGCGGCGTTACCAGTATTTTTAGAAAGAGGCACCGGGACTTGAGTGAACCAAGTCGACTTTCTCACTTCTCTTACAAAGTACGCTGTGGCTGTTTGGCCACCGTACATGTATTTTTCGATCTCGTCAAAAGTTGCGATATCGATGAACCCGGAGGTTATGTTTGACGATGACATTGACATATTTGGCAATTTATTAGTAGCAATATTTATTGAAGACGGTGGCTAGTTGACGGGGGGCACTAACGGACTAACGACTCACCTGGACTTTAAGACGGCGCCGGTGATTGGAGCTACTTGGTTGGGTCTGACTATGGTTCCCCCGGAATGAGCGCCGAATTTGGACACTTTGCGTTGAGATGGTCTTACCGACGACATGACCACCGGCACCCCCTTCAACTCGTAATTGTTTCTGTTTGGCGCCACTGCCAAAGCCGGTATCCGCGACCTCGATGGAACACTGTCGAGGTGGACCTCTGAATGGATATAATTTTGTTTACTGGTTTTTTTATGGTTTAGCTGATCCACGTGAGACACATGCAGCGGAACACTTAGCTCTGGTATGGTTCGAGAGTCTCCAGTGTCCCTGAATCTTCTGGCGTTTGAAGTCACGTTTGAGCTCAACAACGGGTCCTTGACCATCAAGCTAATGTTTGACGGTTCCGACCCCATCATTTTGGGATTTCCCATGGTAGCGTTCGAACGAGTCGAAGTCACGTTGACAGTTATGGGGTCTTTGACCACCATCAAATCAATGTTTGACGGTGTAGTCTCTTTGTGTTCGGGATTAGCCATGGTAGCGTTCGACCGATTGGCAGGGACGTTTGTTCGAATCATTTGACTATCTCGGTGCACTTGTTTGAAATATTCTACAACGTCCGGGGCGATTCTCTTTGTTTGGTCGACTCTGCACCTCTTACTGTTCACGTTAGTGCAAGATCGGGGCATGCGCGACAAGGGCATCAAATCCTCTTGTCTCATGATGGGGGGTCTGAACGCTCCGTCGTTCATGATTCTGTGGGGGAGCTTGCCACCCCCTCCTATGACAGTGTTGCTCATGGTCGTTCCCGACACACCGCCGTCTACACCCATCAAACCACTCGAATAATTTCCGTGATTCGAGTACTGCACAGAAACCATTGGGTTCGTCCCTCGAGCGTAAAAATTTATCATTTCGTTTATTCGACTACCAGAGTCGTCTTGCCTGTCCAAAAGCTCGTTGTTATGCCCTACTTTGATTATTCTTCTAGTGTGGATACCAGAAGGGGGGTCTCTCACGATGTTTGAGTTGCCGTTCCAAGACTCTACCGAGGGTAGAGTCACTCTGCCGTAACTAGTTAGAGCAGAATACGAAATCATTTATTAATGGTGGTATTCTTCTACCAACGTCTCGCCGTCTCGATATTGTTGTCGGCCCGTTAGTCGGTAGAAGAATGATACTACATGTATATTTTTACAAGTCCTAGTTTTCCGGCACCACAATCTGAGCAGTTGACCGTGTCAACGGCGCAAAGCGCGCAACTGTTTATGTGCGAGCACGGCAGTAGTACGCAGTCGACCGTAGAAATTTTACAAATTTTGCACAACATGGACCCGTTGTTTGTGTTGACGACCTGAGACGACTCGGCAAAGGTCTGGGACCTTTTTTTGCACTTGCTCAAGTAGCACGTTGCAAACCATTTGCAATGTTCTTCCCATGGGTCGTCGGTCAGAGCCCAATCCTTTAGGCCTCCCCCACATTTGAAGCATATTACTCTGTCGCCCACGCCAGTGTAAAAAAGACCTACTTCGGCCATGTACTGTGGAGACAGCGACGACATCATCTGTTTGGGCCAGTTTGCAAATGTGGCCAGTCTTTCGTGAAGAGTCTTAAACTTGGCGTACTTTACCGTAAAATCTACTTCGTCTATGATTGAAACTCCCAAGTCACCATAAGATAAGAAAACAGAAGGATGGCGCATCAAGATTGTTCTCGGACCCAGTTTTTTCATATCGACTCTATGCTTCTTAAGCTGGTCAACGTCCTCGTCGGACCCTACAACAACGTTTAAAAGAGTGACACGGTAGTTGTTCCTACCGCAGTTTGAGTTCCACCGGTCGTGTTCTCCACTTGGACTGTCACCCGGCTCCCACCCCCTAACTTCTAGTTTACAATAGTAGCAAACGCACTTGTCCGACTCGCCAGAGTAATAGAAGCCGTCTCGTGCCAGATCGTATACAGAGACGTTGACCCATGTTGAGGGATCAAAGTTTTTCAACAGAGACAACAGTCGGTACGACTCAAAATTACTCCTGACAATGTTAAGGTCCTCTGTCATCGGAATATTGTCGGCAACTTTTTCCGCCGACATTAAAGGGCATTCGACCCCGTTCAGGGCCAAGCTTTTTGAAAAATGTTTAGCGTTCATTTGAAAAGGGTCGAGATTGGTCCAACCTCTCAAACTCTTTATTTCTAGGGTGCAGTAAAAGCATTGTAGAGATTTCATGTCGGATACCATAAAAAATCCGCTGTTCGCCAACGTGGTCCTTTTTAATCCTACGGCTCTTATTTCGTAATCTCCAGGGTACGTAAAGTACCTGTGAAGAGCCACGTTCAAACGCAACTCTCTTTTGTGGTCGTTTGAAACATTTTTATTCATTAAAAGCAGTGGCTGCTTGATGGTAGTAGTAGTAGTATTATCATCTGTGGTAGTCAAACCCATTGTTTTATTATGGTAGTAAATGTCTTGAACTTTTTTCAAAAAATTCAAAATCCACTAGTGGACTATTATGGTTCTCCATCAACCATAATAAATCTCTTTGCTCTCCGAGTCGCCCGGAGCCCTCACGTTTGCTACTCGCTCGCCTTAACGGGTTCATGGCCCCCCGATCACTAGTTATACCAAGAATCCACTAGCAAAATCGGTCGGCAAAGGTACATGTCACGGTTCTTTTACAACTTTTCAAGTTTATGGTTGTAGCTACCATAACTTTTGTAAAACGTCCAAAATCCACTAGCAGACTGTTATGGTTCTATAGACCATAACTTTGATATTTTTATTTTTTTCAGAGCGAGGTACGACAGCGAGACCCGGGGAGCGCAGCGACCACGGGGAGCGCCGGTCTCGGACGACATGTCGTCTCGGACGGGATCCGTCAACTTTTTTAAAAAAAATTATTTTCAGACTTTTAAAATTTTCCTACGGCATCCGACCGAGT